CTGAAGAACAAGCTAACTCTTGTACTCCTTTAACATTATCATCTACTTCTACTAACTCATTCCATTTTATCTTTGGAGGAGTGTTACCTAATAGCTTAACATACTCTTCTTTAGTACACTCTTCATATGGAGCTTGTCTATAAGAGCCACCATCATAAGGTAGGAATGATATACCTGATATGTCATTAAAGTTCTTCCATACCCATGCCCCTACTTCCATCCATTCCTCTTCCTTGACGCTTATAGTTACAGATGGCTTATGCTCACACCACTCCTTCTGATACATCATCCACAACTCAAGATGGTCTATAGCTGTTAAATCATCTCTAACTGTAGCACCTTCAGGAGCTTCTATTGGGAATGAGAATACAACAGTAGAATCAGGCTTCATAACACAGTCTTCAGTATGAACTCCTTGGTCTTTTAAGAACTGGGAAAGAGGGTCTTTTTTATCACCACGCACCCTGCGAATATAATAACTAGAGTGTCTAGGATGAATACCACTGGCAGAATCAACAAGCTGAGACACAGTACCACTAGGCTTGACACAAGTAATAGCAGTCGATTGAGGAATTCCGAGAAGAGTAGATAAGTTAGCGTTTGTTTCAACAGCCACTTGTTTGAGTTCTTGTAAGATTCTTCTTGTTCCCTCATTTACCTCTCCCATTACTTTGTTATCCAGGATTCCTGTTAATGACACTCCTAGCAGTCTCTCCTCTTCTGTGTTCTTCTGCCATACCTTACGCAAGTATGGAAACTTAGTAAGTGTAGACTGCCATGTACCTAGTATTGTCGCTATCTCTACTTTATCTGCTATATCAGCAGGTGTGTCTTCTGCTCTGACTACTACCTCAGTTAAGTTACAGAACTGGTATGGTCTAAGTATAATCTCACTACAAGGATTTGTACCAAAGTCATAATTAATATCTCTTCTACCATTCTTAGCAGCTTGTCTCTTTGATGCTGCTCTACTAAAGATACCGCGCTCACCTGACTTACTCTCATACAAGCTAGACCATTCCTTCATAAACTGGCTCATATCAGGCTTCTCATCGTACATAGCAGAGTTGTTAGCTAATGCTCTCTGTGGATTGTATTCCCACCAGGCACCAGACTTACAGGCTCTCATCTTGTCATCTTCTAAGTCTGATAGTGATATCATAGCTGACCTTCTAACACCACCTACAACTACTACTTCACCAATCTTACATAGTATATCGTGACAATCAATAGATGATAACTTCCTACCAGCAGCCTGTTTAAACTTGTAGATAGTGAACTGAAACAATTGATTCAATGGTTCTGATCCTGATGCTCTACCACCAAAGGTTTTTAACCTAGCTCCTGATGGTCTAACTTTAGATAAGTCATACTTAGGTACTTCACCACTATACAATAGGGCTATAAGCTGTCTAAGAGCCTTTGCCCAGCCTTCTTTGCTATCAGCTACTACTATGTTAGTCTCAGACTCAAATAGCTTCTCAGGGACTTCTGGTAGCTTCTCAACGTACTTATGCTCTACAGAGAACCCTACACCTGTTCCACAGAGAAGAATATACATAGCTTCATCAAATGCCTTAACATCATCAATAGGAAGATAAGAACAATTATATCCAGCAGTATTGTCCCTATCTAGTGCCTTACCAGCAGTCATGATAGCCCTCATACTAGGCATAACTTCTAGCTTCTCTATTGCTTCTTGTACTTTTAGTTTTGTTGGTGTTTCTACTATATGACCATGCTCTGCCTCCAGATGATTAACCATAAAGTCTATATATCTTTGAACAGACTCACTCCAATCTTCTCTTCTTTGCTGGTCTTCTAAGTATCTTGCGTAACGACTCTTTGCTATAAACTGACTGTATGTATTCAATCTTTTAACTCCTCTTCTAATAAATCCGCTTTATCTTCTATTCTATCGTTAAATCTATCTACTATGTCCTCAGATGCTATATCTAATACTTCAAGCAACGAAACCTCATCAAGATTTTTAAGCCTATCACATATATCACTTAATGTCAATGCCATATTACCCCCAATTCTTCCCTTTTGTTTCTTTTAATAAATCTATCATAGACTTTAAATACCATTCAGCTTTCTCAGCATCTTCTAATGGTTTATCTTTATGCCACATTCTGCTAATGTATTTGATGATGTTACCTTGACAATAACTAATAGCTTCAAACTTACCTAGTGTATCTACTATGTAATCATACGTTTCTATAGTGCCTTTGTTATAGTGTGGTGGATGATTAACTTTGTCGTTAGTTGTATTCTCATAGAGATTTAGATCATAAAGAGGATCAGTTCTTTGTACATAATCTCCTACTGTCTTATCGTCTTCTACATTGTTCTTTTGCATAAAATTATCCATATTTCTTCCTCAAGTATTTTAAACTAACAAACATCTCATCAAACTGACCGTCATGTACGTCATGTAACACCACGATACCTCTCCAGTGAGTATTACCCTGTATACTCATATAGTCCTCATTGTGTAAGTAACAAGAACCAGCTATGATACAAGTGATGATAGAGCCATCTGCTCTTTTGCCATAGGCCACTTGTCTACCTTGCTGATGACCTACTACACAACTCTGGTGAGTCTTGTTAACCATCGCGGAAGCAGTACCAATAGGTCTACCCATAACACCACTTACAAGGTAATGACTATATACAATCCCGTCAATGCTAACAGTATCAAGGAAACTAAACACCTCCCAACCAGCCTCTGAGTATCTGAGATCATCTGTACCAATAGTGCCGTCGAGTTTAGAGTCTCCTTCGACTGCTCTGTCAATTCTTTGCTCGTGGTTGCCAAGTGTGAGAACCATTCTGGGTCTATATTGCTTGAGTTTTTGTTTCTTTCGTTTTTCATTGTATTCCCTCAAAGGGTTAAGTAAAATGTTCATACCTTCTTTAGCAGCTTCTATATCATCTTTGTATCTTCTACCTTCAAACGACTTCTTACCTATATCGAAAGAAGATAGTGATGGCATATCAGCAAAGTCACCAATTTGTACGATAACAT